GCTTGGACAGCTGCATATTCTTCAGGCGCTGTGCATCTTTAGCCAGGCGAACCGCGCCCATGCAGCGCTCGACGTTATCTACAAACCAGCGCTTGCCGTAGACAACGACGATGGGAATGCACTTGCCAGCAATGTAGCCAGCGTCCTCCAGCACCTTACCGCCACTCATAATGTATTTGCGAACGCGCATCCGCTTGACGCGCTTTTGTCGCACCTCACGGGAACCGATTGCCATCAGGGTTTCTTCCAGGGTCTCGTCGTCCGCAAAGTCTGTCTGGCTGTAGCGCTCTTCCGTGCCGTCGATGGCCTCGAATATGCGGATCGTTTCTGACTTTTCCTCGATCTTGTAATACTCAGCGACAAAGACGATATCAGGCGTTGCCCAGTCAAACTCATATTGGTGAATGATTTTCGGCCAGTCTGTCGGGTCGTCGTTGTAGATTTCCTTGTAACTGTCACGGGTCATGCTGGTGACCACAAAGCAGAACTTAGCGTCGCTTTTGTCCTGGCGTTTGGCGTTTAGGTCAAAGAAAACACTGCTGTCAGCATCGTAGATTGGCTCAATACGGATGCGCTGCTTGTCGTTCTCGTCATCTTCCTCGTCTTCGTAGACCGTCCGCAGGCGCCATGCCCCAATGCCACCGCCCACAGCTTCCTCAAAAGCATTGTCGTAGGCTTCATCGGCCACGGATGCCTGCTCATCAGCACGATACAGTCCATCGCAGACTTCGGCCAGCTTGTCGTTTTCTGAACCGTCTTTGCTTACATAATCGACTGTAATGCGGTTGTTACGGTACTCGTTGACGATCCGAATGACCGCCAGCATGATCTTGTTGACCTCAAACTTCGGCTTGTTTTCGTATTGGTCATACAACGGCCCTTCCCACTGCGCCCCACACAAGCTGTAGAAACGCCGGTCTTGCAGGCATTGCAGCCTCTCATCCCTCAACGCAGTCTGGATGTCGTTAAACTGCCTCAACGCTTCAGCGTGCAGGTTAGCAAGGCGTTGATCTTCGGAAATTCTGGCCATGTTTATCCTTGGTTGTCCGATTTTCTACCATTTGTGCATAGTCGGCAATGGCACGAAAGTCTGCGGTTTGACAACAATTGCCCGTCTGATTCCCTCGCAAGCATAACGCAGGGCATCAATAACGTGATTTTTCTTGTCTTCCAGTATCGGCAGGATTTTAGCCGTCAGCGGGTCTTGCTTGTAACTGTATAGGCTGAGTTCGTCAATCGTGTGCGTGCAGCGGGGGTGAACAACAATGTCATATCCCTTCAAAAACTCCACGCCTTCCTCCACCGATTTCGGGCCTTTTACTGCCGTCATAATCTTTGGAAAGCCGTTTTTCCGCATATGGCTGATTGTCTCGGGCCTGGCTGAATCTGCCACGATTGGCCATTTCTCAGCCTCGGGAACCTGCATAAACAGCTCTGGCGTGTTGACGATCTCGCAGCCAACCATGTAAGCCTCGTGATCAATATAGAGCGTGCGTCCAATGATGTGGCATCGCACCAGGACTGTCGGGTCAATCGCAAAGCCCCAGTCAGCGCCGAGGCGGTGGATAGCGTCTGGTGGTGCATCAAACTCGTCAATCTTCCAGTTCTTGAACACCCTAGCGCTGCTGTTTGTCAGGTAACTACCTTGCCAAACGTGCTGATACTTGTCTGGATCGCGCCGCTTGTCATACTCCATTTCATCTCTGAGTACCTGCGGAAACCAAGGGTTATCGCTAAAGTTGACCTTGATGACGGTTGCATCCTTCGGCGGTGTCGGGCCACGCAGCAGGAAATCTACCGGGTCGCTGTTCTGCCTCGGGTTCCAGGTAAACCACAGCTCTGAATCTGGCTTGCGGATTGTTGGGCGTAGCAGATCAAGGCTGGTCTGGGACAGACTCTGTGCCTCCTCAACCCAGGCGCAATCGTAGCCCTCCAGCGATTTAATGCTGTCGGCAGTGTGATTCTGCATCCCTTGGAAAATAATCGCGCCATCGCCCTTCTTGGCCTTTATAACGGCATCCTGCACCTCGAAGTACGCGCCGGCATTCATCGCCTCAATCTTTGTCTCTAGCAGCCGCTTGACGGATTGGTTCAGCGATTTCTGAATCTCTCGCACGCAGACGCTTCGCCGCTTCTGGTCAATGATGTGCGCCTCAATCATCAGTTCAGCGAACATATGCGACTTGCCAGATCCACGGCCACCCCATGCGCCTTTGTATCGGCTGGCTTCCAGCAGGGGCAATGCCCATTCGGGCGTTTGAAGTTGGAGAGTTGTCAAGATTTAACCACTATGCGCTCGATGCGCTGAACCAGGGGGTTTGCCGGGTCGCCAGATACTTCCAGCTTTTCGCCATATTTCCTCGGGGCCAGCTTGGACAGCAGCCATTTGCGCGTGTCAACCTGCAATTTGTGTTTCTGGATTGCTTGCCAATCTTTTCTGCCGTCGCCAGTTTCAGGGACTTCTTGGTCGCTCAGTTGCAATACTTCTTCAGCCATGCGCTCAATCAGGTCTTCTCTCGCGCGCGCATATTTTGCAGCAAGTTCGGCATCTTCATTGAGCCACAAGTTAAAAGTGCTTTGATTTACACCCGCAGCGGCACAAGATTTGAATGCGCTTAATCCGCTTTCCATGCCTTCCAGCACTTTGGTACAGATTTGCTCTTTGTCGGTGTATTTTGATTTACCCATTGATTCTCCATTGGACAAGCCAAGCGGGTGATATCCCCGACTTCAGCCATCTTTCGACTACTGCACCCATAAGGTCAGGCTTACATTTCCAGAGCGCCCGTATCGTTGGGCTAATCGTCACATCACCGTTCTGCTCTGTTCCTGAGATACCGCCTGCAAGTTCTCGCGCTGGCTTGTCAGTAAGCGCATCACTTTTCTCGATAGCAACCGTAACAGGGTTCATTGTTTCGCCATCAGCAATCGGTACTGGAACGCAAAAAGCCACTTTCTACTGCGTTCTGATGCTGCAACATCAGTTCCCTTGTGGGGTAACGCATGAGAAAATGGCCTCATTTGGTCTTGTGTTGCAGCACTTGACGTTGAAATTATAGCCAGTTTCATATTTTCTTGAAAAATGGCCAAAAACACCACAGCAGCAGGAGCCAAGGCACACCGAACAGACCCAGCATAAACAGACCCATCCCGAATCTGTCGGTCATCATTGCAATGCCGCCCAACAAGATCAATGCGCCAAGTACCGCATAAAGCCTCACAATAATTGTCCTGATCACTGCAATGCCCTCATGGTTCGCTGGTGTGCTTTCTGCCACATTTCCTGCCTTTCGAGTTTAGTTAGTTTAACACCTTGGTCTATTTCCCAATGGCATTTCAGGCATAACGCGGCCACCAGGTTGTCATCAGCTTTGATGCCCCGTCCCTTTCCTCCGCCCCAGTTGCTGTGTGCTGCCTGCACCATTTCACCGCTACCGCAGTGCTGGCAATCCAGCTGCGCCACCCGTTTTAGCAATGCTTTGTCGCGCACGTACTGGTGTTTAGGAAACATCAATGCCCTTGTCTGCTGACCAGGCCAGCAAGAATTCTATGAACTCGCTGCTCTCCGCTGTCGTGAATTTGTGGCTTTGCAGGCCAAGCTGGACGATTCTCTCGCCATCCAGACTCGGGCAGACTTTGCCGATATTGCGGTTTGTGTCGTGCGCCCACTGGTCAATCAATAATCTTTTCCAGTCGTCTGCTGTCCAGGTGCTGCCAGCCGTGGCCATTTGCTTGGCTATTTTGTCGATCATGCTGTGAAACATTGCGTTTTGTTCCACGCTGCGCTTGCTCTGCTTGATTTCAATCGTCATCCGGTGGCCTGCCATCAGCATTGATTTCAGCATCGGCCAGACAACGGTCATCATTTCTTTGTGCGCTTGGACGGGTTCCCAACAAGTGACTTTCATTTCAAAACTCCAATCATGCGTAAAGCGGCCTCAGAGCCGTCAATTCTCGCCAAGGTACTACCAGACCAATTCTTAAAAAAATCGTCTTGTAGGGCCGTTAAACGCTTCCTAGGGCCATCTTTGACCTCAACCAGAAACGTATGGCCTTTGTAGCCGACTAAAAGGTCAACAGGTAGGCCAATGATCCAGACGCAAGCGCCAGCTGCCCGTAGTGCTGAAACGATCTCTTGCTGGTTTTTGTCAACCCTGGCTGCGTGTCTCATTTCAGCGCCTTAATTCGCTCGATGATCATTGATCGCAATCCCGGAAAATCTTGTTCCAATTCCCGAAAGCGTTGAAGTAGGTACTCGCGGCGTCCATCCTTGAGGGCTTGATCCCCACCAGCTAACGCCATCAGTGCGTATGTCAATATCAATGTCTCCAGTGAGTTCAAGTGCGCTTGTGATGTCGGCTTCGGTGTGGTCATGGCCTGCTCTGGTTTCGTCTAGCAGCTTGTGGGCTTGGTAGTAGTTCATGCTTTTTCCTTCCATTCCCCGCACCAACTATCCCATGCAACACTTGGCTGCGACCAAGCAAAACTCTGCAAGTGGTCTTCACCTTCTGTATCCATTTCAATCGGTTTAAATATGTAAATTGGTGGAAATCTTTTGCAAAAACGTCGATCATCTTTCAGATCATCTAACCAGTATTTGCAGTTTTCACAGTTTTCATCAATCATGCTATTCCTTTTGTAGCTATAACGTCAATATCCATGCGGGTTAGAGGCATATTTCACCATTATTTACTGAGAAGCTGCCAGGCTGTTGCGGCACAAAGTGGAACTTGTCCGTTTCCAATGGCTTTAAGTCTGTCCACCCTAGCGGCCACCCCATCAGCCACTCTACCCACGTTGGGTTCAGTGACCCAGTTGTCTTTGATTGACCAACCACTTTTCCCAAATCTGGACTTTGACGGTTTGATGTTCCCTCCGTTTTTCCGTCTTTCCAGTCCCGTGTTTTCGGGCTGGGCCACATTCTTTGACCCACAATCGTTTTTAAATTGGCTTTGCGTTTTTCGTTCCATGCTGCCTCTGGAGATATTGTTGCTGCCATTGCTGAACAACTCCGTGGCGTCGGCCAAGTCCCTTTGGCTATTGCTGATTTGCGACTGTTGCTGCTCCCGTTCAGTCCTTGCATGGTTGGAGTTGGCAACAATCCAGATTCTGTCCCTTTGGTGATTTGCGCCAACGTCTGCTGCTCCCAACACTCCCCATTTCGCATCAAACCCCATTGCGGCCAAGTCTCCAAGAACGGTTCCAAGTCCTCGAGAAGTGAGCATTGGTGAGTTTTCCACGAACGCGAATCTGGGTTGTACGTCGTGAATGATGCGCGCCATTTCTCGCCACATCCCGCTGCGCTCTCCGTCAATTCCAGCCCCCCCCCTGCGGCTGAGATGTCTTGGCACGGAAACCCGCCCGATACAACGTCAACAATTCCTCGCCACGGCTTGCCGTCAAAGGTTTGTACGTCATCCCAAATCGGGCAAGGCGGGAGAAGGCCGTCATTTTGTCGGGCGCACAGTACGCTTGCTGGGTAGGGTTCCCATTCAACAGCGCAGACTGTTCGCCATCCGAGGAGGTGTCCCCCAAGTATTCCTCCACCAGCGCCTGCGAAAAGAGCCAGCTCATTCACCATTCCTCCTTCTGCTGGTCGGGTTGTTTGTACCAATCGGCAACAGGTTTCGTCAGCAGCTGGCGGTCAGCCCATTGCTTGTAGGTCGATGTGGATTGATTGACAGGCTTAGATCCCCACTGGTGATGCGAACACTTCGGTGGAGATCCTTCCAGGCGTACCGACCACAAGTTAAAACAGCCGTTAACGCTGCAAAGCAGATCTGATTTGCCTTCAGGAATGTCGTCTTTTTTGAAATTAGTTAGTGCCATGATATTTTCCTTCTACGATTTTTGCAAAGTTGCTGGGTTTGAGGATCCATTCCAGATCAGCCGTGAACGCTCGCCCGTCTTTGCTGTTCACCTTGCCAACCAGGAATCGAGATTTTTGAATGTGTCCAAAGAAATCGTTGAACCAGTCCAGCACCGCGCTTGCGCTGATCGGCTTGTCTTTGCCCAACTCTGCCGCTACTTCACGCCAGCGTTGCCGTAAGTAGCCTTGCCTGGCAGCATTCCAGACTTCCACCCGGCGTAGTGTTGGCAGCTGCTGGTGATAGAGGTCTATGACTGCTTGATGCTGACAGTCTGGCAACGCAGGGCCACCGTCAGGTGGACATATATTGGTATCTACTGAAGTTAAAGATGGAGAAGAAGATGAAGATGAAGATGAAGATGAAGGGGTTGGTTTTTGTTTAACCTCGTTTCCAACCTCGGGGATAACCTCAAGGTTAACCTTCAAGTTAGGGTTTCCACCTAGTTTGCCACCCTCTGCCCTCTTGTTTCGCAGGCATTCATCTCTGACCATGCGCTTTGAGTAGATTTCACCTCCTTCAGCAAAGTCGTAAACACCAGCCTGGTTCAACTCATCAAGCCAACCTACAACTTCAGGCAAGGTTGCCCCGACCATGCTGGCAAGGTTGGGAGGAAGGATAACCTTGTTGCCAACCTTCAGATGGCCATATGGATTACCTTCATGCATGAAACAGATCATGTCAATCCATAAGCCACGCGCAGCCGGTGAACATGATCGCAAGGCAGTGTCTCGCAGCCAGTCGGCTGGGTAAAACTGAAACGATGGTCGCTTCATGTCTCGCCCCATTCTTTTGAACCACAAACCTTTAGAACAAGGAATCTTTCAGTCTGGCAGTTTTTTGCAAGCCGTGTGGCTTCTTTTAGTGCTGCATCAAGTGTGTCTTGGTAACAGCTAAACCTAAAGGATTTAGTTGACCTGGCTTGCCGCATAACGACAAACTTTAAAGCTATGTTTTCAAGGGGGATGTTGCCAATGTGTTTTGGCTTTTTGAGCGTTAGTGTTGCCACTGTTTAACCTTACTGATGTAGGTTGCCGATACTTGAACACTGATGGCAGGACGGTATCAGAATCGTCTTTTCGGGAGCTACCCTAGCCGTGTTAGCTAAATTTTACTGCACAAACCATCCTGGTCGCAACAGTTTTAACTGCCAGATGCGCTTCTCAGGAATGACCTTCCAATGACTGATCGCGGCCTTGGTCACGCCCAGCAGCTTGGCAAGTGCAGTCTTGCTGCCAGCTTTCGCAATGATGGAGTCTAGGTCAGGTTGCATGGCAGCATTGTATAGCAGGCTTAACACATGAACATAGGGAAAGTACCTAGAAAAAAAGATAAAAATAGTTGAAAAAAGTCTTTACAGCAGTTTAGCTAGGTATACAATAGCGTCAATCCCCAGCAAATTGCAAAGGGTCTTTTTAGGAAAACATCATGACCAAGACGCCAAAAACCCTGAGAGAAGCACTAGCACTGCGCCAAGCAGAAAACGATGCATTTAATGCACGTTGCAATTCTCGCGCAGCAGAAGCAAAACGCATCCACAACCTAATGCAAGCTAACCCACAGATCGGCGCACTGAACCGTGATGGCAAGACTGTGTACTACACCTTTCCTGCTGGCGGTGTTTACAAAGAAGCCAAGAAGATTGAAACACTGATCTAAACACAACGGGGCTACGGCCCCTGAAAGAACATCATGAAAAACATACCAATCAAAACACTACGCGCTGCCCTACGCGCCAAGTTTGGGCCGCGTTGCTATCGCATCACTAAAAACGACGAGGTTCATGTTTACGGACTTATGCCCAATGCTAGAACCGTTGGATGGTGGCTTATGGGTGACTTTTTGAGCGCTGAATTGTGGCTAGGTTTCCATGATGGGGTGGCAGCATGAGCGCCCCAGTCTGGACAACTGGCTACAAACCAACCAAAGAAGACCTGAAAGGTCTGTACAACCATCGCTTTGAGACTGCTGGCGGCTTGGTACTGGATTGCTACTTGGCATTTGAAGCAGAAGAACGTGCCACCTACGATCACCCAGGCAGTGCAGCTGCTGTTGAATTGATCTGGGCGCTGGTTGAAGGCGTTGACATTTTCGAAGTAATTGGCGATCTGGCTGCGACGATTGAAGAAGAAGCCTTGGAAGACATGGAAGCCAAAGCAGAAGATGACCAGTACGACCGTGGCCAGGAGCGCTACGAAAACCGGAGGGATGCCGAATGAATCACGCAATCAATTGGGGTCTTGCTGCTTTGACAGCTTTGGTGTTGTCAACGGCATACCTGCTAGACGGCCCTAGCGCCCACCAGGCTGCAATGGATGCCGCGGCTGATGCCAAGGCTACGCAAGCAGAACAAAGAGCGCAGGCGAGGTTTGAGAAGGCTGCACAGGCAATGTGTGGCGATAACGCAGGATGGACGCAGCTGGAGAACGGCAGTGTCCAATGTTTTACTAAACGGGGTCACAAGACCCAGAAAGTGCAATTGTGAAGATCGAAGATATCTTGTCCGGGATTACGGACATTGCGAACCGTGCTTACGAAGGCGCTGACCCGGCTGACCGGCTGGCGTTTGAGGTTGGAATGCTGCATAGCAAGCTGCGGGAAATGTCGTACCTGCTGGCAAACGCCCAGGAACACGTTAAAGAGTTGGAAATTGAACTTGCATACGAAAGGAAATGAAATGACAACTATGACCATGATTCATGAAGTCCGTTCAGTTGAATTGACTAAGACAAACTCACTGACCAGCACCGGAGGTTTGTTCTGGCGTCGGCAGTTGAATGTGATTGACAAAGATGGCAATCTGACTCAGATCACTTTGTTTGCTGCAACGGAAGAGCAACTGGAAATCAAGGAGAAAACATGAAAATTTACAAAGCAATCAATGCCGTGCAGACAGAACTGTCAACCATTGGCATCACGAAAGATCGTACCAACTCGCAAGGGTCTGGTTACAAATTCCGCGGCATTGATGATGTTTACAACGCGATCAGCCCACTCCTGGCTAAACATGGGCTTTGCATCCTGCCGCGAGTGTTGACCAGGGAATGCGTAGAACGCTCCAGCAAGGCCGGCGCAGCTTTGTTCTATGTGACCGTTGAAGTTGAGTTTGATTTTGTTTCGGCAGAGGATGGCAGCAAACACACTGTCAAGACCTTTGGCGAAGCAATGGACAGCGGTGACAAGGCCACCAACAAAGCAATGAGTGCAGCTTACAAATACGCAGCGTTCCAGGCGTTTAGCATTCCGACCGAATCAGACAATGACGCGGATGCATCCACCCATGTTGTGCAGTCAACGGAAGCAACAATTAAAGCAATATTGGCTGACATTGAAGCCTGCACAACTCACGACCAACTGAAAGAAGCATTTTTCACAGGGATAAAAACAGCAGGCAATAACCAGATTGCCCGTGATCGAATCACTTGCGCAAAAGACGTACAGAAAGCAAAACTATGAGCATCCTATTTCGCGCAAGCGCCCTGTCAGCCATCATGACCGACGGCAAAGGCAAAGACGAACTTTCTGTCGGGGCTAAGACTTACGTGACCAAACTGGCAAAGGAGTTTGTCTACGGCTACGACGAGCGGGTGACCAGCAAGTACATGGACAAGGGCATCCAGGTCGAGGATGAATCAATTGACCTGTACAACGCTGTCCACCTGACCAGCCATGCCAAGAACACCGAACGCAGAAACAACGCCTGGATCACCGGCGAGGCTGACATTGTGGCGGAGGACAGAATCATTGACATTAAATCAAGCTGGTGTCTGACCACCTTCCCCGTGCTGGCCGACCAGGGTGAAGACAAAGGTTACGAATGGCAGCTGCGAGCCTACATGATGCTGTGGGACAAGCCACGGGCAGACATTGCTTATTGCCTGGTCTCTACGCCTGCGGATCTGATCGGCTGGGAAAACAAGTCACTGCACCAAGTTGACCACATCAATCGAGAACTGCGAGTGACCGTTGTGCCATACGAAAGGGATTCAACACTAGAAGACAAGATCAAAGTCAAAGTCGAAGCGGCCAGAGTCTATTACGACCAGGTTATTCAAGAAATCAGCAAACAACACACTTACTAAATCATGGCAATCATCAAAGAAATCAGCTGCATCGTCGGCACATACACCAACGGCCAGGGCGAAAAGAAGAACCGTTACCAGCGTATTGGCAGCATCATCCAGACCCAGCGGGGCGAGATGTTGAAGCTGGACGTTATCCCACTCAAAGAAGGCGGCTGGGATGGCTGGGCATACTTGAATGACCCCAAGCCGAAAGAGTACCAGGGCTTGCCAAAAGATGAAGACAGTGACGTGCCTTTTTGAGGAGAAGACAGCATGGGCATCTTAGAAGAAATTGCGGTGAATCGCGCACCCTCTCACATCGTGCGCCACGCAGGGCTTGAACTCAACAAAAAAACTAAGGAAACCCTTGGAAAGTACGTCGAGCGCGAGAAGTTGGCTGGTGAAGTCAAGGCAGCAGAAAACGACCTGTGGCAGCGCGGCTACTACAAGACAGGCGACGGTGACCACACCACCCAAGTGCCACGCGAGGGAAGTCTGAGGGCGTTTAGCTTGCCATCAAAGGGAAATCGGACATGAGTGGCGGACACTTTAACTACAAGCAGCATTATCTGCTGGACATGGCAGATGACATTGGCAGTGAAATTCTGACCAACGACAGCACCGAGAAGAATGAATGGGGGGACAACATCGGAAACCGTTACAGCCCCGAAACCATAAAAGAGTTTGAGAAGGCAGTGAAGGTACTCAAGATGGCTTATGTTTACGCGCAGCGCATTGACTGGCTGTTGTCTGGTGATGACGGCGAAGATAGCTTTCACATACGTTTACAGGCACAACTTGGAGAACTGAAATGAAAGACGATGAAGTGGAGGGACTGTTTGCTTGGGGCTGGTTCGACCTAGCCCTTGCCGTTATCCTGACGCTGCTGGCAATAGCGGCGTTGTTTTTCGCAGCGGGGTATTTGATATGACTGACTTAAGACAAGCCGCGCAGCAGGCGCTGGAGCAACCAGAGCAGGAGCCGAGTCAGTGGCGAGATATGGTGGTGGTCAACCTAGTCCGAGAGGGTATCAACAAGCACCGGGCGCGGGAATTGGCGGATCACTTTGCCACCCCACCCGCAGCACAGCGCCCGTGGGTAGAGTTGACCGAACAGGATATGCCAAGCGGAGAAGACCCAATGTTTGACCACCAATATTTCATTGCAGGAATGGTTTACGCCGCCAGAGTTTTACAGGAGAAGAACACATGAACAGAACCACTTGCCCCAAGGGGATGGTTGATACTTGTTGCGAAAACTACGACAACTGCACCCTTGGTTACGACAAAGATGCGGAAATCAAACGCCTAAACGAAAAGATTGAGTTCCTTGCACGAACCAATATGCTGTACAGCGATTGGGAACATCGTGAGACACAGGTGACTAGCGAGTTAATCCGCAAAGGTATTGAAGAAGGCAAAATCAATAAAGAGTTGCGGGTAGAGATTGAGCGCCTTAAACAGCGCCAGTGGCAGGGGCTGACGGATGAGGATGTAAACAGGGAGTCCGCCATGATTGCTTCACAAATGAAGCTGGCATTTCACGCCGGGATGTACGTAGCTCAACAGGTATTGAAGGAGCGCAACACATGACTGGATATTACTGCGTAGTATGTGGTAAGTTTTTGCCAGCAGACGAGCATGACGTTATCGTGCATGACAATGTGCCGCACCCTGTTGATATGGACTTTGGAGACGAGGAGAAGCCGCAATGACACCGCTAGTCAAAGAAATGATCAAGATGGTATCGGTGGCTGATCTTGACCCAACTCAGATGCAATGGTTTGACGTAACTGGAGCAATTAAGGAATACATT